GAGAGGGATTAATCAATTATGCGATGGCCTTCCCTGATCACTTTCCAGCGTTCCTCGTGCGGCAGCGCCTCGAATGACTCGCGTGAGTAGGTGCGCGCCCCGGTTGCCTTGTTGCCGTTCTGCGCGCCGCTGCCTGCCGCCTTGGAAGCTTCGAAAGCCCAGGGCTCTTCCTCGCGTAAATAAACCTCAAAAGCCCGCTCGGGCTTAATCGTTGTCGGGTAGCCGTTCCGGTCCTTGAAGACGAGCTTGCTGTCTTCCATGTCGAAGCGCTCGCCTGTCCGAAGCAGCGTCATAAACGCGTTGATTCGATCGGGCATAACGCCGTGCTTGAGCGCCATATCCTTGACCGGCCCCCAGATCGAGTGCTCACGGACCTGGCTTTTCAGCCCCGCAATCTCTTTGTCTCTTTCCTGAATTTGCTTCTCAATGTCCCCGAGTCCGCTCTTGGCTTTCTCTTCAAGCGTTCGGGTTGAGTCTGCGAGCTTCTTTTTCTCGTTCAGAAGCTCTTGGTTTTTCCTGAGTAGAGGCTCAGCCTTTATCTCGTGGTAGCGGTCCACATCGAGGATGAATTTCCCTTCCTTCTCGACGTAAGCCTTGCGAATGCCTTCCTCAACGCTGTTGATGTCGGCAACTTCAAATTCAATCGGCATAACGTGTCTCCTTAGCTCAGCTTCGGATTGACCGGCTCAGCCGGGTTGGTGGTGATTATTCATAGCGTCAGGATTTATTTTTCGACGCTATGCGCTCGGTGTAATTTCGCGGAATTTGACTATCGCGCCCGTGGTCTGACTCGCAGCCGGCGCGGTGTTCAGCTTGAATCCAAATATCTCGCCCGCCTCCACACGTAGGGGCCCCGCCTCAAGCGCGTCACTGAATGAATATGTTCCCTCGGCCACGTTCCAGATGTGTTCATAGATGATGTCCGTGTCGGTCCCCTCGGCGGATGCGTTCACCCCTGTGGCTGCAGTCCCGCCTATTGCGGCGGCTGCCGGATCGCCTGTGTCCCATTTCAGAGGCGTGGCCAGCGTCACGGTAGCGGCGGCGCTTTTGCGTAGGAGTTGAAGCGCCTGCAGCTCAATGGTGGTCTTGGTGATCTGGAAGATTTTTACTTCCAAGATGTCTATGGCTTTTTCCCCGGCTTTGATCTGAATCAAGGTTTTCGCGGTCGTGATCGCGGTCGGGGCCATTCTTACGGTATAGATAAAACTTGATGGCATAATTGCTCCTATTCCTCAGCGGGTCCGCCGCGGTCAAAATTGCGGGCGAGCGCGGTCTGGGTCTCGATTTCGCGCTCTTGTTTCGCCTGCGCTTCCTTCTCAAGCGCTTCTTTCTCGACCTTCGGATCGAAGTCGTCAGGCAGTTTCCCGCCCGCCTCGAACACCTTCCACATTGTTTCCGTGGTGAATTGGCCAACAGCCACGGCATTCGACCAGGCCGTCATCTCTTCCGGAGTGATCTCCTGCGCATCGAGCGCGGCCCCTACCTCGATATTTCCGCCTGTCGTGGCGGTTGGAGTTCTGTATTGGGTGTGGAATCTAAGGGCTAGCTCTACGGCATCTTTGAGTGATCGCGCCCAGGTCGCAAGGTCGGATGATTCCTCAATCTGGTCACCGCGCTCTTCAGTGGCTGTGACCTGGCTGCCAGTGCGCTTGACGAGCAGCGAGAGGCCCATAATAGACATCCGCTCCTCAATGCTCTTGAGGTCTTCCGCGGCCCCACCCAGGGCCGCCCCTGTCGTCTCAGCAAATTCAACCGTCCCGTTCTCGCCGACGTCGAAGAACGTGTAAGCGCCAATGGTCTCAACTTTCTTGTTGGGATCTCTGCCCCTGAACCACAGAAGCGGACGAGATGAGATATGCAGATAGATGGAGAAGTCGCTATACTTCTGATAATGAGCAAGGTTCGTGTAGGCCAGATCGATCAGCGGCGGCTGTGATTCGAGGATGCCGGATCTGCGGCTGTAGACGATTGCGACCGGGATCTCATCCAGGGACGTAGAACCGCCTGGATTGTCGGGGTCGGGGATGATGCTGAGCTGAAGGTTCTCGCCTTTGACTTCCTTGTAGAGTTCCCAACTTCCAGGCCGTAAAACTCGATAACGTGTGACTTTCTGTTCGCCATATTCGCCGTCTGGCTCCGTTGAGCATTCCTTGAAAACAACGAGCGTGAGTTTGGTTTGGCCGTCAATTACAGATGTTCGCCAGTTGATGATCTGATCGGCGCAGTAACTCACCCAATACGGCCGCCGTCCTGCCTGCATCTCATCGGCCAATGTCGAGCCAGGCTCAAGCGCAGGTGGCATATCAACCAGGATCGCGGCGTGTCCATCGCGGACGGCGTTGTTAAACACGTCCTTGATAAACACGACACCGTGCGTCCCCGCGTTGTCTATGTTCTCCCATTCACCCTCGACCGCCGCCGCTTCGCCTTCCGCTTCCCTGCCTCGAATGACCTCCGGAACGTTGTCGGCGAGCTTGGGATCGTTGCGGAAAACCATCCCAACAAGACCAGCGAGCGTCAGATCCACAGCGTTGAAGAAGATTGCTCTATTTAAGCGGTAGTTGTAGGGATCTGCCTGCTCAGCGGGCTCTTTCGGCAAGTATGCGATGCCATTCTTGCGTAATGCAGGCGTCCCAGCGCATGTATCCGCCATCACCTGCCATGACCATTTCATGGCGTCGTAGGAAGCACAGCAATAATCAGGTTTGTTCTTGTCGCCTGCCACGGGCGGAAGATACGAGAGGGTGAGGATTTATTTTGCGAGAGCTGAAGATTTCCCTTGATAATCAAATGCGACTTTGGTATTCTTCACTCATCGAAACGCTCTTTGGTAATCAGTAAACCTTGCGAATGTGACGCCGCCCGATCAGGTCTGGGGCTTCCGTAGTTTGTCGCTGTTCCCGCTGAGTTCGCGAGCAATAATCATTCCCAGGGTTTGCTGGTTGCCAAAGGTTTAACAACTATGAAAATCACCAATCTCAAATTCTCAACAACCGAAAAGGCCATCCTCTACGACAGGGCCAGCGCAACCCTGATAGGTAAGGGAATGGACGAGAAGGAAGCAGTTGCGCTACTCAATAAGCTCGCGCCCCCAAGCGTGCTACGCCTCGCGCTCGGCTTCGACAGACGCGAGCGCGGCGGGGCGAGAATGGGCGCGGGATGGCCGAAGGGAAAGAAAAGAAGGTGAAGAAATGAGAAGGAAGCTAGAGGTTGAAGTCGAACTAGAAGCAATGCGCAAGGAAAGTCTCAACATTGCAAAATGGGACGATAGGCTAAAGGGGGAAGCTACAGCCTTTATCCGTGCGCTTGAATGGGTCCTTGAGCCGCCAATTACGGGCGAATCGGACGTCGAGGCTGAGCGCGAGGCGTGCGCGCAAATAGCCGACGAAGAACTGAAGGCGAGAAGAGAATGCTTGAATGCTGCCGATAAGCGCGGAGATCAGCACAGTTACAGCGGTCATTGGTTCGCGATCACGGCAGCAGAAACGATCGGTAAAGAAATCCGCGCCCGCAGCGCAGAAAAGGGAGAGGGAGAGAAGTGAACCTGACAGACCTATCACGAGCGAACGAACTGAAGAAAAAAGGCGAACGGATCACGGCTTTTGGCAAGCCTGCTACCGAAATGAACCGGGACGAGTTGCTGATCGTTCTAGGCCTGGCATGTGAATCAGTGGCCTTTAAAGACGAACTGTTTACCGGAATGCGGGGAATGATAAAAGCATTCGGCACCGCAGAAAAAAGCGGCCACGATGAAAGCGATAACACCGTAGCCGCATAAACACTCGCGCGGCATTATTGACGCGGGGTGGGGTTATTTTCAAACGTCAACAATAGGGGAACATGAGAAGGCTATTTAAACAACTATTCATGGGTGCTGTTATTCTTCTAAAGGAAACGGCCTTAGGTCTCTTCAGCTTGATTGCCCTTTCCTGCGCTGGACTCGCCTTTGTGGGTATAGTTGCATTGGGCTTTTGGATTCTGAATAAGATTGCACCGTGACTAACGGAAGAACTCACCCTGCGAGAATTGCCCGCCCAGCGCCAATTCATTGAAAGCGTCCGACGCTGAATCCACTTGATCCATAAACTTACCGCGTGGAAACTGGCGCAGTTCTTCAACGAACGGCTTATTCCACGCGCCTTTTATCAGTTTCACATTCCCCACGTTCACCTGAGCTGAGAATGCAAATGCGCGCGTTTCCTTCGAGCCGGATGCGGGCTCAGTCTTTACGTTAAACCCAGCCAGCATCCGCACCAACGATGTCGCCTGCTTCTTCCCTGCCTGCCCTGGATCTTGTGGGATGTGAATCTTGACGCCTACGCCATCAGTGCGCGATGTGCTCATCAGTTGCGTTTCCACATCATCACTCGACCATTGGCCGCGCGCGACGTCGAGAACGTACCACAGCCCCTTGCTGTCCTTCCCGATCAACACGCCCGACGTGAACGCGCCGCCCCCTTCTGTGGATGCGAGATCCCAGCCGCGGCAGAGGCGCAGATCAGCGGGGGCAGCTTCTATCACTTCCAACTTCGACACCTTGAAGAATTCGCCCTCACGCGCTGTGGGCCGCTGCTGAAACAAAGACTCGAAGTAATATGCGCCGATCCGCTGCTTGATCTTCAGTAACTTCTCAATCGGCCGGCGTTCAGGACATAGCGCCTCGCCTATCTGTCGCCAATCGTCTTCCACCTTGCAGGATGGTGGGAATTGCTCTGGCTCGCGATCCTCAGCAATAGCCGGCAGATTCACGATATGCCAGCGCTCGCGCTCGTCTTCTTCCTCGGCTTGGCGTTCTTCTTCGAGTAGCCAGCCGGCGAGATCGTCTTCATGCCATCTGGTTTGAACGATAATCATAGCGCCGTTCGGATCGGTATCGCTCCATGGTTCCTCTCTTGTGTACCAAGTCGAATTCCACCAATCTTGGAGTTTGGCGCGGATCACTTCCGACGCAGCTTCTTCGGCGTTCTTGATCGGATCGTCTACCACAAGCAGATGACCGCCCTTACCCGTTGCTGGACCACCGGCGCCGCAAGCCCACAAGCCCCCGCCTTCGCCCGTCTCCCAATGCTGGACGCCCGCGGCATCGGCCTTGACTGTGTTGCCTGCGAGTCTGTAGTTGTCGCGCGCATTGCGGGAGAGGGTGTTTGCGAGGTCTGCGGAGTAAGAGCTTAGCCCCACCCAGCGTTCAGGATAGCGATGCAGGAAGTACGCGGTGAAGAGACGGGAGATTGTCTCTGATTTGCCGTGGCGTGGAGGGGTGAACACGAGAAGGCGCTTGATCTCGCCATCGGCTACGCGCTGGAGGATGTTGCCTAATACTTGGCAGTGACGATATTGCTGATAACGAGGCGAGACGCGCGAGATGAAATCATCGAATCTGGTAGGGCTTGCCTCTCGCTGCTCGCGCTTGCGGCGACGGCGCTCCAGTTCAGCCTTTGCCCTCAGAATCAACGATCGCTTCGAGTTCTTGATCTGAGAGCTTTGTAACATCTATCTTTCCGCTGTGTTCGAGTTGATGGCGCTCGACGTAGCCGCGATCCTTGCCTCTGGTGCTCAGCATATATTTAATCGCGCCCATATCTCCATCTAAGATTGCCTGATACAGTTTCAATTCTGCTGTATCAACCACCATGCCACTCTCGGCTTCAACTATCTGTTGAAGTTTAAGACTTTTAGCGATGCGATCCTTGATTGTATGATGCGAGCATCCTAATTGACGAGAAGCCAGATAGACCATTCCTTTAGTCTGCTTCAATGCCTCTTGAATTTGTTTTTCAGTATATCTAGGCATCGACTGGCACTTTCGGCAGTTCGTCGCCTTCACGCAGCGTCAATATCGCGGTCTTAACATAAGACTCGACAGCGTTTATACCTTGTCTTTGAATGGCCCTATCCGCTGGCCCGGTCTTCCATTGTTGTATGATTTGATGCAAATACGGGGCGACTATCTTAGCCGACTCGACCATGATTGCCTTCCTGTGGCTCGCTGAGAGCTGATGAAAATCAAAGAGCATATCAAGTGCGATATACTGCTCCAGGATCACCGTATCTCGATAAAGATAACTGCTCTCGCCGCCCGAGGTGGCATTTGTCAGCGGCCATCCCATTTCCAATCCGTCTCTAATCCATTTCCTTTCCAGCGCGGGCCATGTCTTCTGTGTTGCAGTTGCCAAAATCAACATTTCGGGCTTTAGACCACGAATAGCTAAGTCTTGTATCCAAGCTGTTTTATTGGCGTTGCAATCGCCGTCCAAATGGTTCTTGAAACGCCCGCGAGGATTGATGGTCTTACCAACGTAATAAATCAACCCATCTCGTGGGTCTTTAAGTCCATAGATGTAAACATCTTTACTCATGATAACCGCTCTAATAGTTGCGCCTGTTTGCCCGTCTCAGCCTCCCAGCGGGACAGAATCACGTTGACGTATTTCGGCTCGATCTCCATTACGCGCGCCTTGCGGTTGGTGCGCTCGCATGCAATGAGGGTTGTACCGGAGCCGCCGAGGGGATCAGCGACGATCTCGCCATGACTAGATGCTGTGCTAATCGCTCTCTCCACTAATCCGACAGGTTTCGGGGTCGGATGATCAGGGTCGAAATCGCGCTGAAACTGCCAAACGTCTCCGCATTGTGTCTCTTCGCCACCGTATGGGCCTGAATACAATACGAACTCGTGTTGCTTATGGTAGCGATCCAGATTCTGAACTCCTCGCATCTTGTCCCAGACGATACATGCTTTCGGCTCGATGTTCGCGTCCAGCATCGCGTCTAAAATGACCGGCAATGAGCGCCAGTCGCAGCAAACGAACAAGGAGGCTGCATCTCTGTGGTGAACCAGGGCTGCGGTTGTGACTGCCTTAGCGGTGGCTTCGTTTTGGTCGTTGGCGATTTTATCTGCGCCACGCATCGCTATGTAATTGATTCCATATGGGGGATCAGTAAAAACCATATCCGCCTTCTCCCCCGCCATCACCCTCGCCACATCTTCAGCCTTCGTGCTATCACCGCACAATACCCTGTGCTCCCCGCACTGCCACAGATCGCCATACTCAACCCGCGTCTGCGTCTCTTCCGGCGTCGTGTCGAAGTCGTCACCGCCCGCGCCTGGCGCGTTGCCGTTGAGCAGCGGCATCAATCCGTGCTCCTCGGCCTGCTTGCTCAACATTTCCATCAATGCGGCATTCCCGGTCGAGACCTCGCGCAGCAATGAATCGAGCGCTTCCTTGTCGTAAGTCGCAAGTTCCGTGATCGGGTCGAGCGTGGCGAGGATTAAGCGCTCCTCTTCCTCGCTCACATCAACCTCGACGAAGGGCACGCCCATTGCCTCATCCCGGCTCAGCGCTTCCTCAATCCGAGCATGCCCATCGAGCATCTTGCCGGTCTTCGACGAGACCAGCACGGGCGCGATCCATCCCACGGAATCGAGCGAGCCGCGCAATGCTTCCCGCTGCTTTGCAGGATGGCGCCGCGCGTTCATCTCGTGTGCCAGGAATTGATTGGCGGGCATCTCGCCGTATTTCACGATGCGATTCGTCCACCATTCAGGTTGTTTCGTCTTCGGCATTGCATATCAAGGATAAATGCTTTGATTGCCTTATTTCGGAAACTTCGCCTCACCCGCCAATGCGCGCTTCACGGATAGCTGATGGTAGGATTCTCCCCACAGCGGATTGCGATCCAATCCAACGAAGTCTTTGAGTGTCAATTCGCCGCGCTTGAACGCCTTGTATCCCGATTCCGTCCCGATGATGTCTTTTTGGGTTTCGGCGTCCTGTTTATTGAACCAAGTCACACCTTTATCAACCGTAACCCCTTTAATTCCAGGGATTAAACTGCAACGGCAGCGGGGGTGCGGACGCATAGGGTCGCGTACCGTGAAGAAAACGCCGTCTAGGGCCACGCAGGCCGCACAACAGCGGCGTGAGCGAGAGCTTCTCCAGTACCAGCCGGAAACTATGTCTGCGTTCGCTTGGTAGGTCTGGAGGGTTGCGGTTCGGTATGCGCGGAGGGTTTCTGTGCGACTGATCGTAAGCGCTCGAGTGAGGTTGCCATTTAGCGCCGCTTTTATCTGGCTCGCAATCGCTCGAGGGTTTCGCCCCAATGCAACACCTTCGAGCAAAGCATCCTCGACGATCTTCCGGCTTGCGCGTGGCAGTTGGTCGAGGAGGGATCTCAGCGGCGCTCCGTTGCTCAAGAATCCCGCCATATTCTCAACGGCTGCGACTGGTAGTTTGGTGAAGGTGGCGGAGATGGCGGCTGATTCGGCGGCAGTAGTCATCAGTGCGAATGAATCGCTCAATCCGGTTTTTGCGGCGATGGATTGCTGTTTGGTGATTGCGGAGTCGGAGATATTAGCAAATCGCTGGAACTCGGCCTCGACCTGTCGTAGCAGATCTCCGTATCGTCGCTCTCTAAACAGCCACGATTGATTAACAATCTCTCCGCGTCCCTGAGCTTCACGAATTTGTGCGCCGAGTGCGGCGATCTGCTTTGAGAGTCTTTCCCAGATTGTTCCATACGCAATTATAAGTCTTATCGCCGCCTTGCGCTCTCGTGCGAGCAGCGCGGCGCGGAATTCGTTCGCGAGTTGGATGACGGGATCTGGCACACGTTAATCAAAAGCGGACTCACTCACCTTAAACGATCCATCCTTCGAACCCTTGTTCGTCCCGGCGCCTTTCCATTCATAAGTCCAGACGCCTTGAATGTCCGGCTCCAGTTCGAGCGAGAACTTGCCTAGCTCATCACGAACAATCTGGCCAGACGTGACAATGTAGGCTGTCTCCACGCCGACCGGATCTTTCACCTTGGCCGTAACCGTGGTTGGATCGACAAAGTCACCGCTCACCGCATCGGTGAATTCCGTCCAGATCCTGACCACGTTACCGGGATAATAGCTATTCATAAGCGATACGCTGCAAGGCGATAAGCAAAGTCAACCGCCCGCGGCAAAAGTAATCTGCTCGTCGGCCTGAAGGGAGTCTGATCCGGCCACAATTGGAACCGCTGTGAACAAGTCCCTATCGAGCATTGTCCCGCCGCCTGTCGCGGCCTGAGAGAAAATACCGTGCTCCGTGACTTGTATGGTTCCACCGGAATCGGGGGTGAGCGTGGCGACTGTTTTATAAATATTCGCGCTCGCGCCTTCCTCGGTCGTTCCCGTTGGCCGGACATCGCCCGCATATTGGGTCGTAAGTTCGGTTCCCAACGCGGTGTTGCCTACGGCCTCTGCTCCGGAGCCCGTACCGAAGCCGTGAAACTTCATATTCTCGACCTCGACGGAGTTCTGAAACGCATCGACGATGTAATTAACGCCGGTTGTGGTGATAACGCGCAGGCTGGCTAACCCCAGGTCTACGACCTGCCCATTTCCCCGAAAGACCGTAAGAACGAGCTGGCCGTAGAAGTGGGGCA